CTAGATACAAGATGCCGTCTATTTTTCTCAGCTCAATTTTAAATTTTGACATCGCGAAAAACTTCGTGCCGACTTTTGTCAAAGCTTCGTTTTCTTTGATCAACGCCACTGTAGCAACCATCAACGATGGTTTTTCATCTTACAAAGCAGATCTGGATCTTAGAACGGACTTCCAATACGTCGGTACGGAGCGCGTACTCAAAACCGTCCACTCTTACACAAACTTCTACGGTTACAACCGTAAATACATCGATGAAGACGGCACATACGATCCGATGCTCGCATTGGAAGAGTTCAGCCGCATTTCACCAGAGAAACGCGTGATTAAGGGTGATGTCATTGCGAGACTTGGGTCCTACGCGACTCGTGATTCGCACGAGATGTTTCTTTACAACATGTTAATCTCATATGGCAAAGCCTATCTTTACAAGGTTTCTGGTGGAAAAGACAACCAATTCCAGGCTATGTGTCGAGGGTACAAAGACTCCCACGCTACATACCCGAACCGCTTTGGTGGGACTGAGACTAACGTAACAGTTTACTTAGGACCGCCGGTCAGTGATGAAACACTCGCTGACTCAATGTGGGACTTACGTCGTGAAGAGAACTACTTTTCAAGACCGTATTGTCTTACTTACAGTGCAGATGATGCACGAAGAGAGGTGTTCTACCTCTGGCATGTCTTAGGTCGAGATCAACGTAGTGAGTTGAACTTCGACCTGTCACTGCCAGGCTTGGACACCTCGCAACTACTTTTAGACCCGCGAGGTGGTAAAAACAGACTACCTGCGCAATTCGACGGAATACCATGGGACAAGCCAGACACTATCTGGATGTGGATACTTGACTATGTTAGGTTGAACCGCCTGCAACAGGCGTTCGCCCCAGTACTGGAAAGTTTCTGTGCCATGGGTCCGATACCATGCTTCGAATCACTCGAAGCAAACATTTGGCAGCGTGCCGTCCGCACGATCATCCTGCCGGACTTCGCACCGACCCGGGGCCGACTGAGAACGAATTTAGAAGGTCAGGCTTTCGTTGGTGACAGCACTGCAATGGAATTTATGCTCGAAGAAGTTGCACACCCGGCAATCTATCAGTACCAGTCTGCCATCTTAAACTACTACGAGTTGTACGGTATATACTCTGTCTTGCATAATGCTGCTAGAGTCAGAGACGATTGGTACAACGTCTTTGTAGACAATGGTGATCTCGTCGCGCCAATCAGAACGATGCATTCTCGTGCTATAGCGATAAGTGCTATAACAGGTCATGACGTACCCACAACGATGCACGCTGATTGTGGTGTATTATGGGACACAACGATGATGGAGGGTGTTGATGGTCTGAACCGTCACACCAGCCTCGATGGTTCAGTGCCTGACGTTGTGCCTGTGAAAGGCGTTTTTGCACCTGTCTCTGGCTCATTGATACTCGGCACGTTAGCAACGGACCTGCCGGCCGGTAAGCACCTTGAAGGTGTGCAACAGCTGGCCAGTTCTGTCGAGCCGCCGTTCATCTTACCGATTGACGACGCCACGAAAGTTGTCAATGCTGTTCGTCTTTTCGGCCATGACACAACGCTCATTTCGACGAGGAATGACGAACTCATAATGCCATGGGCGAACAGTACGAATTGCATTATCGAACCGGCCTCATTGTCGGCAAACGTGTCGAAAACGTCACATGTTGCGCTCTACTCAAGTGAAGCCAGGACTGGACGACGACATGTTCTACCACCGATAACTGCACTTGTCAGAGCTGACAAACTTTCTCTTACTATTAGGAAGCCGTCAATTCGTGTGACAGTATTTGGTTCGAGGACGCTTGCTCCTCGACCCTACCTCGGAAAGAAGATACCTGTCGGCCACTTACGCTACTCGATAGTAACGTCTTTCAACACTGGTAACACTGTGTTCAAAAGCTATCAAGAGCCCGTCCGCAATGTTCACCCGTCGGGTTTTCGGGTGGAAGAGACATTCATTCCCCCTCAACGCCCGGAGGGTCAGGTCGTACCGGTGGATCCTCCGCCCATAGCTGTTTCTGCCATAGAGCCAAGCGATTTAGCGACTGCCCATACTGTAGAGTTGAGTTAGCTACGCGGTATGGACGGCTCGCAATCGAGAGGACTGGGCGACAACCTATTCATGGCACGTCGAAGCGTTCTAACTTCGCAGTTGTTACGTACTCTGGTGAAAGTAAACCAACTGAAAAACCGGTACCCGGGAACTCACGTACACCACCGACCTCTCTGCATATTCGGAGGGGCGTTACTGCGGTTCCCTTCTACAAATCGACTCATGTCTTAGTTGATATGTTAGACTTTGTAGTAGATGAGAGTGAGATAGTGTATTCCGTACTAAGTACTGCGGTAACATGCTATGTTCTCACGGACGGACAAGTCTCTTATCTGTATTATAAGAACAATCAAGAAGTTGTCTCTGCATGTCGCTCACTACATTCGTTATTAGGGCGGCACTTTATGGATGACTTTAATATATACTATAATAATCCTGAAGCCATTGAGAACTTAACTCTCAGCTTAGGGGTTGCCAAAAACAACAATCAAAAAGGAACCTTCGTACAAAAAATAGATTTCGAAAAACTAGAAAAGCCAAAAATAAGCGGTGATCATCACATTCATTTTACTGCTGCTGAAGTCTGGGATGCATTAGATGAAAAACAAAAAAATAAAGCGAAACATGTCCACCGACTATTCAGTGAAATCACTACTAGCTTCGCTGCTGGTGTCATCTTGTGGCTGGCCACACTAGAAGACAGTTTGTGGTCTGTAATAGTACAAAGCGATCTTCTTGACAGTGTTAGTGTTGATGACTACATGTCCAAAGCGTCTCGGCTTTCTGTACAGGCGAAATCACTGCAGAACGTTGTAGAAACTGACCTCCGGCAGATCTTTGAGGCTCAGGTCCTAGTTAATCGCGCGTACGGTGCTGTCGACTGGGATGGTGAAAGGAAACACCGCGAACAGCCAGACCTGGCCGACGTTGAGAGTGACTACGTCTATGAACAGGCAATGAAGATTTTTTCAACTGGTGATCTCAGTGCCGAAAAACCAAGAGTAATGAACTGGGACACTTTTTGGAATGCTAGATGGCAGTGGTCTGCGGCCGGGGTTATACACACCCAGTATGCTGAGGACCAACAATATATCAGTGCTGAAAGGAACCTCAAAAATAAGTTCATTTCTCTGATATCAATGCCATCTCAAGTCGACATTGAACACTTTATACAGCGCGAACCTGAAATAATGGCTTGGGCGTCAACTAAATACGAATGGGGTAAAATGAGGGCAATATATGGCACAGACATCACGTCTTACTTGCTCGCACACTTCGCATTTTACAATTGCGAAGATATACTACCATCGCACTTTCCAGTTGGTAAGAAAGCCAGACCCAGCTATGTCAAGTCACGCGTATCTGCGATCCTTAACCACACGGTCCCTTTCTGTCTGGACTTCACAGACTTCAACAGCCAACACAGCAACGCATCCATGTGCGCAGTGCTCCGTGCGTATCGTGACAAGTACGCACGTCTTCTATCACCTGATCAATTACGAGCGGTTAACTGGACCATACATAGTGTCACTAACACCGTTGTGGTAGACAACAACACTGAACAAACTTATAAGTCAGCAGGCACCCTGATGTCTGGATGGCGGCTAACGACGTTTGTTAACTCGATATTGAACTACATATATACTGTTAGAATGTTAGGGCCAACTAAGACGACGTTCCGCTCTGTCCATAACGGTGATGACGTCCTTGTCGGCATCAGAAACTTTGAAGTTATTCGTCAGATGAGTAAGGCTAGCAAGAATTACAACATACGGATCCAAGGACTCAAAAGTAATTACGGTGGTATAGCTGAATTCTTACGAGTTGACCATGTGAGAGGCACGCACGGCCAGTACTTGACCAGAAACATAGCGACACTTGTTCACTCCAGGATGGAATCCAAAGTCGCTACGTCTCTCGTGGACATTATTGAGGCCATGGAAGACAGGATCGCAGAGTATATTGTACGTGGTGGTAACAAACAAATATCAACCAGGCTACGTGCAATTTACTTCAAAAGGTTAGCGGCGTTGAACGACCTAAGTGTTGAGAAGCTCTACACGATCAAAACGGCTCACAGGGTCGTGCATGGGATATCAGAAAGGCCTGATGCGAGTGTTGAAGAGCTAGTTGACATCGTAGCTCTTAAGGGACAAGACTTTCTTCC